GTCTACCGTTACGAGAACGGGGACATCGAGAATATGCCCGCCGACGTGCTGATCCCCATCGCCCAGGCGCTCGGAACGACTCCGGCTGATCTGATGGGCTGGGAGGACGACGAGGAAAAACAGCCCCTCGAAGGTGAGGAGCTGTCTCAGGCCCAGCGGGACCTCATTGCTCTGGTTTCCCGCCTTCCGGAGGATGTATGCGCTGCAATGCTGATTGCATTAAGGCAACAATTTCATCCAGGCGGTCAGGATTCTGACGAATGATCTGAATCAGTTCTTCCTTGGCTGTCACGGTTCCTTGCCTCCTCGCTCGTTCCTTGTGGATCTATCATACTGAACATATTTTTGAGAATCAAGAGAAGTTTCAACAGCCCGTGTCCGGTTTTTCGGACAGGAGGTGATGGAGAATGGGAAAAAAAGGCGTGACCATCCTCGTGGTCGTCTGTCTCGCCTTCATGCTGTACAATGGGATCACATCGATTCTTGATTTGCGGAGAGACCGCGCTCAGACGCAGTCCGCCGAGGCCGCGGAGCCTGCGCCGGTGCGGTCGATGCCCCGGCTGCCCGATTGGTGCCGGGATGCCGCGGAGCTGAACGGCGACTTCTACAGCTCCGTGGAGAACGATCCCACCGACGCCGTCCGGGAGCTGCGGATCTACTCCGGCGCGGACGTCTCCCGGTACGCCCTGAGCTACTACTACGCCTACTTCGCCTCCGACGACGAGATCCACTACATCGTGGACTCCAGCGGCTGGTCCGGGACCTGGCGCCTGCGCGTCGACGGTGATCAGCTGCTGGTGGATCGGTTCGAGGCGGTCCCCGGCGAGGATCAGGACGGCAGCCGCCTCGGCACCGGCGCTTTGATCGCCAGCTACCAGGTCGGCCTGAACGACTGGACCGCCCGGCAGCTCTCCGGCGACCGATACGAGGAAGAGGCCCCACCGGTGGAGGCGTCTGTCAAGCGCCAGTATGTTGGAAACAGCCGGTCGAAGATCTTCCACCTGCCCACCTGCGCGGACGTGGGCAACATGAACGAGGAGAACAAAGTCTCCATGTACACCACCCGCCAGGACATGATCTCCCAGGGCTACCATCCCTGCGGCCACTGTCACCCGTAAATAAAAAACCGCCCTCGGTGCTGGCACACCGAAGGCGGGCTGATAGAATGAGGCGGGGACGCCTGCAATCCAAGAAGCAAGAAGATTGTACCATCCCCGCCTCCAAAAGTCAAACTTTTGGAGGGATTCTTATGCGCAGACGCAAATATGCGGACCTGGTCCTGCTGCCCAGCGGGATCTATGAGAAGTCGATCACCCGGGACGGCCAGCGGCACGTCTTCCGAAGCAAGGACCCGGAGGAGGTCTATCGGAAGATCGATCTGTTCCTGCATCCGCCCCAGCTCTTCTCCGTCTTCGCGGAAGGCTGGCAGGAGGAGCACTTCGCCAAGATCGGCGCCGGGACGCAGTCCAGCTACCGCTCCCCGCTCCGGCGGGCGGTGGCTGCTGTCGGCTATAAGGACATCCGTGACGTGTCCGCCGCCGATGTGAACGCGGTGCTGCTGGCCATGAAGGATCAGGGCTACTCCTCCCGCTCCGTGCGGAATCAGAAATACGTGTTTTCCATGGTCTTCGACTACGCGATCCGGGAGAAGGCGATCCAGTACAATCCGGTGGCCGCCGTTGACGTGCCCCGCGGCCTGCCCCGTACCACCCGGGAGGCGCCGGAGGATGACGCCGTGGAGCAGATCAAGGCAGGTCTCGGCTGCTACTGGGGTCTGTTCCCGTTCTTCCTGCTCTGTACCGGCTGCCGGAAGGGCGAGGCCCTGGCGCTCACCGGCGCGGACATCGACCTGCAGCAGATGGTGATCCGCGTCCACAAGAATCTGGAGTACGTCAGCGGCAAGCCCCGGATCAAACCGCCGAAGACCACCGCCGGCTTCCGGGAGGTCCCGATCCTGGACATCCTCCGGCCCCACCTGCCCGCGCTCCGGCCGGGCGAGTACCTCTTCCCCCAGGAGAACGGCGAGCCCATGAGCTCGAAGTGTTACCAGCGCCACTGGGACCACTACTGCCTGGACGCCGGTTTCGTGGCCTACACGCCGGAGATCCGCGTGAATAAGCAGGGCCGCTCCTATGTCTACCAGAAGCGGCGCAACACGCTCACCGCCCACCAGCTGCGCCACGGCTACGCCACGATTCTGTACGAGGCCGGCATCGACGCGAAGCTGGCCAGCAAGCTCCTGGGTCACTCCGACGTGGCGATCACGCAGCAGCTGTACACGCACATCCGCAACCGGAAGCAGGCCACCGTCCGGGATCAGCTGAACAGTTATTTCGGAACGATTGCACTGTGACTTGCACACCAAACCTCCGTTTTCGTTGGTATTGCTCGATTTTGCGATGACTACGAATCAGTAGGTCGGGGGTTCGAGTCCCTTCTGCCGTACCACAACACAATGGCCTGAAATCGCGGTTTTCGTTGATTTCAGGCCATTTTCTCATGCTTTTTGCCGGTGCCCTTCTCGTGGCGCTTGTGCGCATTTTAGCGTTATTTTACACATTTTCACATCGGAGTTACACACTAAGTTGCACACCAGATTAATCCCGCTCAGGCGTTGCGCCGCAGCGTGTTTCAGGCTCGAGAAACAAAAAAAAAGACCGCGGAAAGGCCTATAAGCCCTCCGCGGTCTTTTTATTTACCTGGTCCCGTCGAGCTCCGGGAGACCGGCGATGCTCGTCAGCAGGGACAGGATGCCCGCCAGGAGCGCCGCAGATCCCACGGCCAGCCAGTCGACCTCGGAGATCACCGCTGAGACGCCGATGGTGGCGATGGCCGTCTGGGCGACGGTCTTGATTGCTCTGATCCCTGCAGCCTTCCACCAGGACTTCCAATACTCGCTCATGTTGGTCCTCCTTTTTTAAGGCGTGCCCCGGATGGTACGCATAGTGTAGAGGCGCCCGGGGCACTTGACAAAAATGGATTTCAAAACAGTCTCGAGACGACCACGCCCAGCACGGCGCCCAGAGCGGCAGCCAGACCGCCGAAGATCAGCTTGTCGATCACCTGTTCCCAGCGCTTCCCTGGGATCGCCTTGAGCGCCTGGACGTCGTTCTTGATCTCCTCCACGTCCTTCTTGACGGAGTTCTGCGATTCCGCGAGCACTGCCACGTTCTTTGCGAGCTCGTGGATTGCATCCACCGTCTGCTCCAGCCGGTCCAGCCGCTTCGTGTTGGATTTGCTGCGGGCCTCGGTCTCGGTCAGATGTGCGACGATTTCGTCCGGTTCCATCATCCCACCTCCATGAGCTTCTCGCCCAGGGCCTTGATCTTGGCCACGATCTGATCCAGGCGCTCCTCGGCGTCGTGCAGCTCGCTGGCCATCCAGTTGTTCTCGGCCTGGGCGTCCTCCAGCTTCACCAGCATGGCCCGCTCTGCGAAGATGATCCCGCGGAGCATATCCTCACTGATGTCCAGATCTCCGTTCTTGCCGGCCAGGATGCCGGTGTTGATCAGGCGCTCCACCTGGTCGCGATAGTAGCCGGTCGGAACGTCCGATATCGTGTGCCAGCGTTCCATCTCTTCTTCCTCCTCCATGGGCGCCAGGAACAGCGCCCGCTCCTTCGTCCGCCGATTGATCAGGCCCTGGGTGTAGGCCTCAGATCCGGAGTGGGTGTAGACCATCATCCGGTTGGCCACCTGCAGCTTCGTCCTTCCGCGGACCAGCGCCTGCAGAGATCCCGGGCCGCAGTTGTAGGTGAAGCTCACCAGGGCGTCGAACTCGTTTTGATTCAGCGGCCAGGGCGCGTACTGCGTCACCCACGTTTCGAACTGACGGAGGTCCTGCCGAAGCAGGGCCTCCGCCTCTTCTTTTGTCATCGTCTGCCCGGGCTGGACGTCCGGTCCGTAGTGGCCGTAGCCGATGGTCCAGTACTGCTCGCCCATGAGCTGCACGGCCTTCAGACTCAGGCCCTCGAAGGACTTGATCAGATCCACGCCCCGCTGCGAGGTCACCATGGCGCCAGGCCCCCTCACTCGAAGAAGTCCGGATCGCAGTAGCCCTGCACGACGCAGAGGCGCCCGATGTTGTATCCGGTGCCCACTTCGCCGTCGGCGAAGATGTCGATCTGGTTGAACGGCTGCTCCGCATAGAAGACGATGCTGGTCACGCCGCCGTTGTCGCGCTGCCGGAAGCGGATGTTGTCACTGTACGACAGCTTCACATAGGCGTTGCTGGCCAGGTTGGTCTCCACATTGACCGTGTAGAAGCCCGCCGGGAGATCCGTGCCGGGCTTGTAGGTCTTCACCGTGGCGTGATCATTCCCCGCCCCATAGGAAGCGGCCTTGGCCAGATTCTCCGCGTAGAGCACGGTGAACTCGCTCCCGGAGGCGACGACCGGAATGTCGTCCAGGTGGACGTAGCTGTACGGTTTCCAGGTGCCAGCATCCGGGTCGGCCACATAGCTGTCGCCGTACGTGTAGAAGTTCACGTCGACGCCCGCGTTGAGGCCGTCGATCAGCCGGTTGTGGCTCTTGCGGGACTGCATGAGCGTGAACGTGTCGGTCCCGGCCCGGAGGCAGATGCCGTTGTGGTGGATGCCCTCCGTGGGATTCCAGAAGAAACAGATGTCGCCGGGCTTCAGATCGTTGTGGGCCGTGTCGAAGGGATGCAGGATGCCCTTGGTCTCGAAGTACTTGGCCAGGTTCTTGGCCAGCATATAGTCGTTGGCCCCGCTCTGGCCGTAGGGCCCGCCGGTGCCGTCGCTGTGCCAGCCCCACCACTCGGAGACGTTGACCTTGTCCGCGCCCAGGACATAGCGGCTGTGCTGCCAGCTGATCGCGGCGATGCAGGCCTGGACGAACATGGAGCAGACGATGGCGTTCACGCCGTTGTAGGTGAGGGTGTTCGCGTACAGGCCCGTGGAGGCCTCGCTGTAGCACAGGCGGCTGTCCGAATCGTAGGCCGCGTGGAAATAGGTCTCGGCGATCCGCATGACCCCGTCCAGGTTGCCCTTGGTCTTGACCGGCTGCCGCAGCGCGGTGAGATCCTGGAGGGTGACCAGCAGTACGGCGTTGTCGAACTCCCAGTCTCCGGCCACGAACGACAGGGCGATGTTGTAGGTCTTGCTCGCCTCCGGCACGAACATCGTGGCGACGGAATTGCCGATGCGCGTCTCCCCGGAGAAGATCTCCGCGCTGGAGCCCGCCGCATAGGCCACCGCCTTCGGAGGCATCTGCACCGGCGTGGCGCCGGAGGGCTGGTAGGAGCTCGATCCGCCGATCAGCCGAACGACCGCGGCATACTGGTGGCCGGTCTTCAGCGTGACGCCGGTGGACCACGCCCGGATTCCCGTGTTGTTGACCGCCAGGGAGGATATGGACATATCCCCGCTGAGCTTGATCCGCACGGTGTTGGTCGGGTAGCCCATGTTCGTGTGCTTGTTCAGCACGACACGATTCTCGAACCGTTTGATGCCGATCCTCGTGTTCCAGTTCCCGGAGCCCGCCTCGATCTGCTCATAGGGCGTTGCGTAGTCGTAGGCGACGGCCTTCAGCTCGTCGTCCACGAAGTCCCTGGCCACGCCGATCCGTCCTCCGGTGACGAAGGCGTCCGCCGCCATGTCCGAGACCGACAGGGTCTTGTCGGTCTGCAGCGCGGTGGCGTTGTAGACGCCGCCGGAGGTCCAGGCGGAGCCGTCCCAGTAGTACCAGTTCCCGGCGCTGTAGCCCGCCTCGGAGCCGGTGTAGACGTAGATGTGATCGTGATCCGTCATGGCAGCCGCGGTGGCCGCCACCAGCGGGGCGCCCCTAAAGAGCCGCACATCCTCCGCGGCCTGGGTCGCCGCCTCTTCGGAGGCTGCTGCGGAGACAGACGCCGTCACCGCCTGATTCCGGGCGGTCTGGGCCTCGTCGCGGAAGCCCTCGAGCTGATCGAACCACGCCTGCGTGGTCGCTGGCGGCTGCGGATCTGCACCGATGGACGGCGTGATCACGGTGCGGTAGATCTGGGTCTTGGCCACGGCGGCGCCAACCGTGAGGATCAGCTGTGCCTCGCCCATGCCCTGCAGTGCGGTGTCGGTCTCGGTGACGCTCCACAGGACCAGCTCCCCGTCAGCCGTGACGTCCGCCGTGTAGGGGACCGCCTCGCCGGGCCGCAGGAGCAGCAGCTGATAGCTGCCGGTGCCGTAGGTCTCGGCCCAGCCGGTGACGTCAAACTGGACCTGCTGCACATCGTTCTCGCCCTGGCGGCCCAGGTTGACGGTGTCGCCCGGGCGGATGATGAGTACTCGCATAGTAACTCCCCCTTATGTCGGATCGCCTACCTTGCAGAGGACGACCCAGGTGCCGCCGACTTTGCAGCACAGGACGCGGTCGTTCGCCGCAAAGCTGACGGAGGTATTGCATTTGAAGCGCTTGCTGGACGCGGAGGACTCGCCGTCGAACTTGACGGTGACGCCCTTCGTCCCCGAAGTGTAGACGCTGCCGACGGTGCCCATGCGGAAGAGGTTGTCCCCGCTCGTCTGGATCTGGGGCGTGAATAGCTCGTCCATTACAGCACCGTCCTCTCGAGCTTGTGGGTCATCTGGCTGCCGACCTCCATGGAGAAGGACCAGCCGGACTCCCGATACAGGCCGGCGACCTCCGCGTCCGTCAGGGCGACGGTGTCGCCCACCTGGTGATCCGGCACGATGGCCGTGGTGATCTGCACCGTCTCCGCCGCCTCCATGCCCCGATCCCGCAGCTTGTTCGCGTAGGACTGCAGGGCGCTCTGGCTGGCGATGTTGTCCACCCGGTAGACCTCCGGGATGCGGACGCCGCGCCGGACCGTGGACAGCTCCGACATGGGGTTGTCGTTGACGGCTGTCGCGGTCAGGGCGGTGGTGTAGTCCGGGCTGGTGCGGATGACGATGAAGACGTTGGGCTTGGAGTAGATGTCTGTCTCGCGGCTCCTGGAGGGCGAGACGAGCTTGAAGGCGTTGAAGCCGTAGGTGTGGGCGATGTTGCTCACCGCCGGGGCCGCGTAGGGCTGCAGCATGGCCACGCCTCTGGCGTTGAACCAGATGTGGTCGTAGGCCAGCTCGTCCAGCAGCTCGTTGATGATCGTGAGGTAGCTGGTGCCGATGTCCCACTCCCGGGCGCTGCCCAGGGTCTCCGAGGTCGGCGCGAACATGGTCATGGCGATGCCCGCCGCGGTCAGATAGCCGGTGATGACGCTGGAATAGCTGGAGCCCGACGCGTGGTAGGCGCGGGTCTCCAGCTTCGCCCAGCTCAGCAGCAGGGAGCGGTCGTAGGCCTCGATCTCGTCCAGCGTGACGCCGTCGCGGATCGTCTGGCGGACGGTGGCGGGGCGGTAGACGCCCACCGGGTACTCGGTCCCGTCCAGGATCACCACCGGCTGCAGCTCGTCGCGGAGCAGATCCACAGCGTCGTTGTGCCGGAAGGTTCCCCGCAGCGTCATGGAGATCTCCGCGTCGGCGGAGCAGTCGATGTTTGGCGCCTCGGAGAAGATCAGCTGCTGATAGCGGACGCCGTTTCGGAGGACGTCCATGCGGAAGTCTATGGATCTCACAGTGCTCCCTCCATCTCCTCCAGCGTGGCGCTGCAGACGGTGTAGTAGCGATTGTGCGCCGTGGCGATGGCCGAGATCACGCCGTGGATCGCCGCGCCGTACTGATCCTTGAGAAAGCACTCGCGGCCCAGGAGCTGCTCAAAGGGCCCGCTCTCGCCCCGGCGGAAGGCCACCGCGATCTGATAGCTGCGCTGCCGGTGCGGCGCGATCTCCGGGACCGGATAGACCGAGCCGGAGTAGACCATCATAGAGACCTGCTGGGTGTGGGTGTTCTGGGCCGAGTAGATCGGCTCAGTGGAGTACAGCAGTTCGATCCAGTTCCCGTCGATGGCGGTGATCATCGGGCAGGGCACCGAGAGCTCCACGCTCACGGTGTTGCTCTGGGCGTAGTTGTCGCCCGCCAGGGCCTGGCGGATGAAGTAGCTGGTCTGGCCGTTTGCGTAGCGGTCCGTGAAGGACGTGCCGTCGGTCTCGGCGATGAGCTCACCGTCCCGGTAGACCAGATACGCCCCGGTCTCCGGGGTCAGCAGCCGCACGCCGCTCCAGTTGGCATAGTCGTCGGCGGTGGCAGTCACGGCGGTGTTGTAGCCCATGAGCAGGCGGAACCTGGTCGTGTTTTCCGGGACCGGGACTCGGTTGTCCGGATAGTCGCCGAAGTTCAGTCTGGAGAGGAACGTGCTGCCGTTGTAGAACGCGACCATCGGCCAGTAGGCGGCGCCACCGGTGCCGGTGGCCGGGCCGGTGTATTTCAGATACACGGCGGAGCTGATGTTCACATAGGCAGATCTGCAGTAGTGTGAATCCGAGGCAAGGCCTCCGGTCGCCGAGATCGTCTTGCCGACGTCCCACGTCGACGACGTGATGTCGCTGGTGGTGTAGGTCTCCAGCCAGGACAGCTGGGCGTCCGTGCCGGTGGCCACGCTGAGCCAGGGCGGCGTGGTGCTGCCCGGGGTGTTGGCGATGGTGATCTGCGTTCCTGACCAGTCGGACCAGAGGTTGTACTGATTCATCACCCGGACGCGGACGGTGGCGGAGCCGTTGGGCAGATAGACCGGGCACTTGAAGCTCTGGTCCGTTCCAAAGACCAGGCCGGAGTCATAGCCGCCCATCTGGACCTGGAAGGCCTGCTGCTCGTCCGAGACCCATGTGATGGTCGGCCTCGGTGTGTTGGTGACCTCGAAATATGGGGTCAGAGGGGAAGATATGACCGTGAAGATCGTCGCATCTGTCCAGCTGCCTGCCGTGCTGTCTGCGTTATAGGCTCTGGCGCGCCAGTAGTTGGTCCCGCTCGGCAGCGTTCCGGCGGCGACGGTGTACTCGGCCACGCCTGCTGCCACGTTGATCGGAGATCCCCAGGTCGTTCCATCCGTGGAGAACTCCAAATCCGTGCCGGTGTTGTTCTCGCCGCCATTGTTTACCCAGCGGAACGTGACGTCACCGGTGCCGTCAACGACGTCCGTTACAGGAAATTCAAGCGTCGGCGGAGTGGCTGCCGCTGCGGTGGTACTGAGCGTGTACCATCCGCTGGTCGTTGTGTGACCCAAATTGTCGGTTACGTCGACCTTCCACTGGTACGACGTTCCTGCTGACCACGTATCTGCCGGGATCGTGATGGCCTGCTCGGTTGTCAGGCTAGTCGTATTCTCTGCCCCGCCGGTTTCTTTCCAGGTGAAAGCAGCAGACTCCTGCGTGGGTTTTTCCATACTATACCCGGATCTGACATTCGACCATTTCAGCGTAAGATCTTTGTGAGGATTGACATATCCGTTTATGATGTTACCGCTCGGTTCGATATAAATATCATCCGCCGAGAACTCAACCTCAATGTATGGCCTATAGGTCGATGATGCTGCAGAGGTATATACTATTCCGTCGTGTGCGGAGAAGCTCGGTTTTAGGAGGATTCCATGTTGTATTGTTTCCGGGATGTGGAAATTAGATAGTGGGAACTGCCAGTAAAATGAAATGGAGTTCCATCCGGAACGATTGAGCTCAAAATAACTCGATGGCGCGTTGAGGCTCTCGTCTTTATTCGATGACGGCTGTGTATTCCATGTTACAGTCGATGCGTCAAATGATTCCTTGATCTCAAACGGAATACCGCCGCCGGCTGTAGATAGGTAGGCCCAAAAGGTCGCACCCTCAATCTTTTTGTATTGATACGAAGAGCTTGGCTGTTCAAACTGAAGCAGAAGGTTTTGTTCATAGACCGCCTGCCATGTGGCGCCAGGTGTGATATGGGTATTGACCTGCGTGGAGTCGATAACCGCGCCAGCGGTAGCTTTAAGCTGGATTGTCGTACTCATCCCGCCGCCTCCTTCCGCATCCGCAGCCGGGCCGTCTGGGCCAGACGGACCACGTCGTTAAATTCCTTGACGCTCTTCGCGTCGATGGTGATGTAGAACGTGTCGCCGCCCACGCCCCGGGACTCGGACGCGCTCTTGACCTGGCTGCCCGCCGGGAGATAGGCCAGCTCCGGGCCGTTCTCGCCGACCCAGCTCCAGCCGCCGCGCCAGCGGGACGTGCCTCCCGCATTGTAGCCCCAGTTCTTCCGGAGGATGTCCTCGTCCGACATGGAGCCGATCAGGGCGTCGTAGTACTCCGGCGCCAGGGTGTTGTACTCCAGGCTGTTCCAGTCGCCCGCTCCGGGCGTGTACGACGACTGCAGGCTGCTGTTCGCGCTTCTGGCTGCCGCTGCCTCACGGTTCGCGGCTGCTCTGCGCTGGGTCTGGAGGACCGTCTGATAGTTGTTCGTGCCGTACAGGCCGAGCGACGTCTTGAAGCCCTCCAAGTATTTGCTGGCGTCTCCGAAGTTGAAGAATGCCGCGTTCTTGATCGTTCCAAGGCCGTAGACGATCACGTTGATGGAGTCGGAGATCACCGCGCAGAGCTGGGCGATCCCGTTGAGCGCCGCCTGCAGGGTCGGCAGCTTGCCGTTGTTCAGCTGGTCCAGCGGGTCCAGGATCTTCAGCACGCTGTCCAGGATCATGCCGACTGCCTGCGCCGCGCCGGAGTCCACCACCGCGTCTCCAAGCAGCTGGAAGGCCTGCGTCACCTTCTCGATGGCCTCGGTGACGTAGGGCGCGAATTCGGCGGCCATGCGCTTTCGGAAGCTCTCCTGGGTCTTGTCCAGCTTCACCAGGGCGTCGTCCATGGCCGTGAGCTTGTTCAGGCTGATGTCGTCCAGGACGTAGCCGGTGGCGTTGGCCTCCAAGGCCAGATCCTTCAGCGCCTGGCTGCCCTGCTTGATCAGCGGGTTGAGATCCTGGGCGCTCTTGCCGAAAATCTCCATGGCCGCGGCGTCCCGCTCTGTCTGATTGTCGATCGTGCCCAGGGCGTCGATCAGATCCAGGAAGACGTCGTCCGCCTTCCGCAGGCTGCCGTCCGTGTTGGTCACGCTGACGTGCAGATCGTCGAAGGCCTTGGACGTGGCCTCGTTGCCCTCGGCGGCCTTCACCATGTTGGTGGTCAGCTTCGTCAGCGAGCCCTGGAGCGTGGAGACGTCCACGTCCACCAGCTCGGCGGCGTACTGGAACTCCTGCAGGGTCTGGGTGCTGACGCCCATCTTCTGGGACATGGTGACCAGCTCGTCGGCGGCGGCTGCCGCCTCCTTTGCCATGTTGAACATGGCCTTCTCCAGCTTGACGAAGGCGGTGATCAGCGCCGCGGCGCCGGTGGCTGCCAGCGCCAGGTTGGCGTCCACCTTCTTCAGGCCGTTGATCGCGGTCTGCGCGCCCTGGGGGAGCTTCACGCCCAGCTTGTCCGTCAGGCCCTGGAGCTTATCTCCAAGCGACGAGGTCGCCTGTCCGGACTCCCCCATCGCCTCTTCATTCTGCTTGAGTTCGGTCCTCATGCCGACCAGCTCGGCCTCGGCCTTATTGACGGCGGCCTGCAGGGCCATGGTCTTGGTCGATCCCTCGCCGTAGGTCTGGGCGGTCTTGACCAGCTGCTCGCGCATCAGGCGCAGCTTGTCCTCCTGGGAGGAGATGGAGCGCTCCAGGACGTCGTTCTTCGCCTTGAGGGCCTCGACCGACTTCCCGTTCTCCGCGAACTGGGCGGTGGTGAGCTGCATCTCCGACTTGAGGACCTTCATGCCGTTGTTGATCTCGGAGAGGCTCTTGCGATACTCCGATTCGCCCGACAGCTTGATATTGGTTTTAATATCCGGCAATTCATCCACCTCCTGCGAGGTATTCCGACAGAGAGCGCTGCTGCGGCTTCTTCGCCGGGCCCGCGTAGGCGCTCAGCAGCAGATCCATCCGGCGCGGCGTCATCGTCTTCCAGAAGGCCTCCTCGGTCCCGTGGAAGACGGTGAGCCACGCCATCAGGTACCACGCCAGGTTGATGCCTCTGTCGCCATCAGCCTGGTCATTCAGTTTTTTGACGCTTCCTCGTCCGGCGCCTCTTCGTCGCCGGAGCTGATCGCCGAGGTCACCAGATCCATGACCAGCTCCTGGACCTGCTGGAACTCCTGCCAGCT